GACCATCTACATGAGAAACTCTCCGGTTATTAGCGTTGACTCAGTTGCGGTTTATCCGCCCACCGGTGGCGCTTCAGCGGGTTTGGTCAATGGAACCGATTACATTGTTCAGCGATATGGAATTGATCTATATCGAGCGCTTTCAAACGACAGGGTGGAAGTCACCTATACTGCTGGACTGGATGGCGAAGCGATTCCCCATTTGAAGTTGTTGATTTTGAGGGCCGCCACCCGAGAAGCGCAAAACATGCATGACGATGTAGTCGGCCTCAAGGATTTAGAAACACGGAACGTGGCTCCGTTGACTACGGGATTCACCGAGGAAGAGGTGCGTTCGGTTCGACGCTGGCGACGAATCAGGATCTGACATGGCCAGAATTAAGATTGATGTCGACTCGGCTAGAGTTCGTCAAGAACTGCGCAAAATGGAGTTGCGCTCAAAGGCTTTTCAGCCGCTTTTCGAATACGCTCGGCAGAGATTGGCTCTTGCTAATGCGGAAAACTTCACGACTGGCGGCTTGCCGGTTGGTGGGTGGAACCCTCGCGACGAGGCTGAGCGCTGGCCAATTATGCGTTCAAGTGGACGGCTTTTTCGCTCTCTTACGACCTTGCGCGGCAACCCAAATGAAATTAATGCCACAAATGCAACTTTTGGCACAAAACTAGACTACGCAAAGTTCCATCAGTATGGAACAAGTGAAATGGAACCCCGAAAAATCGTCTTTGAGCCACGCGGGTTTGCAAGCGACTTAGGGAAAAAGGCTGCCGCTTGGGTCGCTAACGGGATCTCACCGACATGATGCAGGGATCCGCAGCAGCGAAACGGCTTGTAAATAATTATCTTGCCCATGACCTCCCGGAAAGGCTTACAACTTACCGGAATCACTGGCACCTTGACGAAGATTCTCTCCCTGATCCGCTTTTGTACTTGACGTACGAGCCGGTGGCTCTTGATACTTGGCCGACGATTATTACGGTGGCTATTTCCACGCCACAAATCGGTCGCGTGGATTACGACAGTTCTTTAAATCCCGAATATCACGTTCGCTACACAATGAGAACATACGTTTGGGTGAAGGCGGACGGTTCCGAATACTGCACCGAAATTCGTGACAATATTACAACGGTTTTACGTTCGGCACTTTTGGATCATGCCAGTTTGCGCACCGCTGATTACACCGACTGTGGGGCAAGGGTTGAGGAAAGCAATTTGCGGGAAGAATTCTCTGATCTGACCTTAATCAAAGGTGATCGAGTTATGGCTGGCGCCTATATCGGTTACGACTTAACTTTGACAGAACACATCACTAGGCGCAATGTTGGAGAATTGGGATCCGTTGAAATCGAAACGGAAATTTTAGAAGATCCACTTTCTTGGTAGCCGTTGCAGAAAAACCCTCATTTGGCCCTGTACTATCCAATTAGTTTTAAACCAGCAATTCATTACACCGAACAGCAATTCGGATGTAGTAATCTTGGCATAGATCCACAAATGGAGGAGCGCCCATGCCCGGCGTAGTTGTAACAACCGCAGTTCGAACCGGACCATCAACGGCGAACACTGCACCAGCGTCTACTTTTTTTGTAGCAGGCACCGCCGAGCGTGGGCCGATTGACGAGGCTCGCCTTGTTACCAGTCTCCTTGACTTTGAGGCAATTTACGGTGACTACGAAGCATCCAAAACTCTTTATCAGCAGGTTCAAACCTATTTTGAAGAGGGTGGCGCTCGCGCCTACGTGAGCCGTGCGGTTGGTGCAAGCGTTGCTCCCACTTCAGGCTTCCTTGTTGTGGAGAGCGCTCTTCGGATCGACGCCGCAACACCCGGCTCATGGTCGACAGAACTTGAAGTTGAGATTGTGGCAAATGCTGCGTTGAAGTTTGCAGTTCGACTGATCCTGAAAGACGAATTGGTCTACACGAGCGGTTTCGTGGCAACCGTGGACGACGCTGTTGCTGCAATTAACGGCTCCAGCGTGGCGGCTTTCTTTGTAACGGCATCCACGGAGACTGGTGAAGGCGAAACGGTTCTCACTGACAGTGGCCCAACTGCCCTCTCGGCTGGTTCAACGTCAGTTCCAACAGAAGCCGAACTTGTCGATGCCCTTGAGTTGTTTGACAATGCTTTGGGTGCTGGCGCTGTCGCCATTCCCGGCTATTCGTCTTCAACGATCTGGGATGGCCTTATCGATCACGCTCAGGCGAACAACCGGATTGCGGTTCTTGGTTTCGCTTCAGGTGATACGGCAAGCGATGCCATCGACACTGTTGAGGGTTACGTGACCGAGAACGGTGAGTACGCTGCGTACTACTTCCCGCATGTCACGATTCCGGGTCCGGGCGGAACTTCATTGACGGTTTCCCCCGAGGCTTACGCTGCCGCTAAGCGCTCCATTGCCCATAACACTGTTGGGCCGTGGCAGCCGGGTGCAGGGCTTCCCTCCCGGGCACGTTTCGTCACTGGTCTTGCAACTTCGGTTCCCAAGACGACCGGTGAAGAACTTGACGATGCACGAATCAATGCGATTCGGATCATTCAGGGTTCTGTCCGCATCTACGGTGCCCGTTCCGGGTCTGATGACGAAACCAACTTCCGGTACATTACGACTCGTGACACGCTGAACTACATCGTGTCGCAGGCTGAGCAGCGTCTTGAGGACCTTGTGTTCTCTCCGATTGATGGGCGTCGCAGCGTTTTCGGGCAGGTGGAAGCACGGCTTATTGCTCTGCTTGATCCGCTTCGCACCTCCGGCGGCCTGTTTGAGGCTTTCGACACTGAGGGCAACCGTCTTGACGCCGGGTACTCAGTTGAGGTTTCTGACGCTCTGAACCCGCTGAGCCAGTTGGCCAACGGTGTGATTCGGGCCAAGGTCGGCGTAAGGGTATCGAGTGTTTCCGATCGCATTGAGATCGAAATTGTCAAGTCCAATCTCACGAGTTCAGTTGTCTGAGCGGAGGAATAATGTCAAGCAATAAACTTGCACAGCGGCAGATTGTCGCCAGCATCAAGCCTCTTGTTGCTGGTGGCACTTCTGGCCCCGAGTTTCCCGGGTATTTTGCTCAGGTTTCGGGTGGAGAGATCACCGCGAGTGTTGAGAAGGTGTACGACGGGGGTTCCACTTTCCCTGAGGTTCTGTGTGCACCGCCCGAGATTGGGGACATCACGCTTACCCGCCATTTCGACCGTGGTGATGCTCGCCGTGACCACGAGTCTCTGAAGTTGGTGCGTCAGGGTGTTGGGCGTCTCCGCTACGACGTTACGGTCTTTTCACTTAACTGCGATTTGGTTGAGTTTGGGACTGAGCGTTCCTACGCCCAAGCCCTTCTGGTGGGCGTGTCCGAGCCTGAGGGCGATTCGTCGTCTGGGGCGCCAGCAACTTTTTCGCTGACGTTCTCAATTTCTCAGGTTTCGGGCCAGACCCAAGCCTAATTTACAAACATTTGACAAAAGGGCGTTTTTTTAACGTCCTTTTGTCGCGTTTGGGCACTCGTTAGTGCTAAGTTGGCGGGCATGAGCGACACTTACGATTTCAGCACAACTTCAGAATTGAACACTGAGACGTCCAAGGACGCTTCAGGCGGGAAGGCAAAGAAGGACGAAACTGAGGTTAGTGTCCTTGACCGTCTTCGTGAGCAACTTGCGAAGAAGGTGGAGCGGCCACGCATCCTTATTGAAGTTCCTGAGCGTCCGGGTCTTGCTATTGAGGTGAGCCCCAACATCACGCAGCATCAGATGCGGGCGTGGCGCAAGAATGCCGGTGAAGGCACAAAGCCCGGTTTTGATCCGACGAAGTTTGCTTGTTATGTCATTGGTCATACCACGACTGGTATTTACATGGGCACTGAAGAGGTTTTGGCTGAGGCTGGCCATTCTCTTTCTTTTGCTTCGCAGGACATTCTTGACATGACTGGAACGACTCGTCCTATCCCTGATTGCATTCAGGCGTTTTTTGGACTTGATCCGCATGTGGAAGCGGCAGCCCTTACGATTATGGAGGCTGCCGGTTACGGTGATGATGTTGAGACGGTGGACCCTACGACGGAGTCGTAGACGAATTAGTCGACGACGCTCGCATTAAGACCGCTGCTCGCCTTGGCGAGTTGTT